ATGAAACTAACACTCATGCAACCATGTAACTTTGTTGATTCAGCAATACCATGTTTTGCCATATTTAAAATCCTCCTTAATCTACAAAACCATCAAGCAAATGTCCGTATCTGCTTGTGAGTTCATTTTCTGTGCTATATTTATTTACATTGGTTGAAGTTGGAGTATATGAGAACATCTTATTTTTATTAGAGTTAATAAGAATTTCACCAGACATTAATGTAAGATCTTTATCTAACTTCTCAATATCAATCGTTTCATAATCACCAAGTTTTGCTTTAAAATAAATAAACTCTGGAGATTTACCGATTTTCTTTTCAAATCGTTCCAGAGTTGATTTAACAGCTTCAATATGATCTTGTTTAACCTTTTCATTTTCTGCAGCTTCATATATAGAAAGTTTTTCTTTTGCAATAGAATATGCTGTTTTAAGTGTGTCATATTCAGTTTGTAATTCTTTGTTTTTTGTTTCAAATTGTTGTGACACTTCTTGTAATTTTTCTTCAAGTTTTGCGTTAAATAAAGCTTCATGTTTCTTAGCTAAGCTTTCATTTAACTCATTATAAATCATTGTTAATCTAGAGTCTTTTTCTTCAGATTTTTCAGTGAAAGTAATATCACCTTCTGTCTTTGTTTTCCAATTGATGACTGGATCATCATTTGACATAACATACTCAACAGAAAAAATTCTGCATCCATTTTCTTTATCAAGCACATAAATTTTTGATTCATCTACTGACAACAGTTCGTATTTGATGTAGTCATTTCCCTCACATTTAATATCTGAAAGAAGAGTGGTAAACTTAGTCAAATCCATTTTGTTTTCTCCTTCCATTTGTGGATTATTATTTGTTGTGTTATTTTGAACAGAGGCAGTAGCAGAAGTGCTTGTACCGTCTGATTCATATTGTTTTAATTTTTCTAACATCAGTTCAAAGTTCTGTTTGAATTTATCTGTATCAATAGAAAAAGCCTTCATTTTCTCAACTCTACAAGATGGAAAACAAGGGCGAACATTCTTTGAATTATCAGATGATTTATTTAGTAAACATAACGCACTAAAAGTAAAATCATCTATGGAAAGAACATCATTGTTTTTGTAATGATACTCATTAATTGATAGCTCACAACTTTGGTTAAAATAAATATCATCACTATAAGCTGCATCCATAATGTTATACCGACCAGTCCACAAGATAATCTGGCATGTTAGATATGTATTCATTGTTTCGCCATCAGCCTCAAGAACTTCTTCTAGCTGTAAATTAGCACTTTCAGGTATACATCCAAATGGGATACATTCATTCACAATATCAAATGAAGTGTTTGTAATAATCCACTTAGAATCATGCCCGCCGACTCTCCATTTATTATTATCTTCTGGATCTTGATACAAATGGGCGATCACAGGCTTGTTATAAAATTCACCTCTTGCCATAGCTTTTTGGACTGCTTCTAATGTAATATCAGAACCATTCACATTATCACCAGTGGCAAGCATATAACATTTACATCTAATAAATTCCTGATTGACAATTTCAAAATCAGATAACTTTGAAGTAAATCCCAATGTCTGATTTTTATTAAACTTCAATTATTGATTTCCTCCTTCCTATAAAAATCAAAAACAAACGTTAGAATTCAATAAAAAAGAACCTTGCTCAAACTTTGAGTTCAGTTCCTTCATGAGTTCATTCGTCTGTATAAATACGAATACTTCTTTATTATCAATGTTTCTTTTTGTATATTTAAAACCAAGTGATAGAAGAGTATCTGCTTTTACTTGGTCTAAAATCAATACTTCACCCATATATAATATCACCAACTTTCTCAAATACGGTTATGCTATGATTTTGGATTTATCTGGTTGGCTTGGATCGTAATATTTCCACTTAAAACCTCCAGCAGTTTTCTTTATATTTCTACAACAATTTGAAATCGAAACTCTATTAATACCAGTTTTGTTTTGTGCTTCTTGAATTGAATAATATAATTTTATAAATGTATCATCTTGAGAAAATTGCATTACTGGTTTACATATATTCTTTCTTGACCTTTGAATCATTTCAAGTTTAGAATATTTACAGAGTCCAATTTCTGTTGCTTGATTTAACCAATTATATACAGACGACACACAACATTTTAATTCATTTTGTATTTCTAAAGACGAAAATCCTTTAACATATAATTTTGCGCATTCTACCACAAAAGAAGATAATGCAAATTCACCACATGCTTCGAAATTTATTGTACTTAAATCAAAAATAATTGAAAGTTTACTATTTAATATGTTACTTACAATATGGTCAAAGCGATTATGCAACCTTGGATAATTGCAATCTATTCTAATTATTTCAATATCTTTCTTTTTGGCTAAATTATCTTTTAAATAATCTGTATTAATAATATTATTAGAACCATCAAAATTTTTGTTCCCATGTCCTAGCGAACCATCCATTTCAACAACATATTCCTTATTATCATGAATAAAATGGCAATCATAATAATATGGTTTTAACCAGTCTGGATTCCATTCAAAATCTGCATTAACATTTAATTGTTTAAATAGATTTCTAATAAACTTATTTGGATAACTTATACCATCAGAACAATATGAACAAGAAAATCCTCTAAGATATACATTTTTAATTATTTTATTAGATACATTTCCACAATTTGGGCATTTCATTTCTACTTTATTATTAGAAGTTGCTTTATTTGTTATTTTGTCATACTCATTAACAAATAATTTAGATATATTAGGACGGGTTGTATTAACATCATTAAACCCTACCAAAATTTTTTTGTTACTAACAGTAAGGACAGTGTTGACCATGAAAAATATTATTTGGTTGTGCTTTCCATATATGATTATTTTTACATTTGAACCTCATATAATGATAAATACCTTTATATTTCTCTAATGGTATACTATCGTCATATTTTTGTAGTCGTAGTAAAAAATCTTCGTTACTCAAACTATTATATGTAGTTTTCATATCAAATTTTCTCCTTCATATCGTTTTCAAATCAAAATAAATAAAGAGTAATAGTCAGAACTATTACTCTTTATTACTTCTCCATTTATCATTGAGTTTTTCTACCAAATTATCTCTGACAAACTTATGATATACATCACGATGTTTTCCAACACCTATATCAATAGGTATTGCGCCATTTTGTATGAAAAACAAAGCTTGTTTTCTATTGTAAATATAGTAGTATTCCAAAATATAAACTCCTTAGATACGATTATCTGTTTTGTTTGAATCGTTACCTCTTTGCACATCTGTGGTTTTACTGATTTCGGTTTCGTCCATCATTGGTCTGCCGCCTTCATCGGAATCACTTTCTGATTGAGTATATGAAGATTTTAATGGTTGCCAGCTATTAAAAATATCTCCCAAAATAGATGTTTCTAATATAGTATTCCCTAACATCTTGGCTGGATTTATACCGCTAGAAGCAGCGAGTTTTGTTTTGTTTATAACAGATGCTTGTGCCAATTTAAGCTGTAAATCAATATTGTCATTTACATCAAAAATTGTTGTTGGTATGATATTATACGCAAACTGATAATCTGGATAAATATAACCACGCAATTTCATCTGTAAATCAATCCATGCTTCTAATTGCTTATAAATTCGATAAATATCAGAAGAATCAACTTTCATAGATAATTTTAATTCGGAACCACTAGATGCAGAAGATATTAATGCTTTTGACACACCTGCTTCGCTATAATAGTTTTCTACATTTTGCTCAACTCTATTTACATTGTCAGCAACAGTAGATTTTGATTCAACAAGTTCTAAGTCCATAGGAACAGGAACAACCCCGTAAGTCTCTGGAACCACCTGTTTTACCATGTTGGTAAATGGTGTTATGATTTCATCACCCATAGCAATTTGATCTTCTTCATTAGTTGGTATTTTCAGATATATCAATTTATAAGCATCTGATTCTGATTTTGCTTTAGCTAAATCCTTCGCATCATCTATATTTAAAATTTCTGTTATAAGACCTAGAAAGGGACTATATAAATATGTAAAATCGTTATGATATTTAATACATAAAGAATTTTCGTATGGAATCATGACCATATTGTTTAATGATATTTCCTTAGACTGTGTAATTAACTCCTGCAGTTCAGATGGTAATGTTTCATATAAATCATTATCAATTAAACTTCGATTTATTGCAAATCCAAATACATTTCCACCAATATTTTTCTTTATTTCACAATACATTGGATTTAGGAAATATAAAGAAGTTTCAATATCATTTTCTACAATATATGCAAAACAAGCATCTTCAACAAACAATCTACGCATAATGTCGGTAATATGATTATCCAACTTAAACTTATTTACTTGTGCAACATATTTATAGTAATTCGTTCTTATTTGTTTTGATAATTTATCATCTGGGGAATATGCTTTTGCGGTTTTTGCTTCTAAATCTACAGTCCAATTTATAATCCCCATATTAGCAAAATAGTCTATAAGTCTTTTGTAATATCCGCTCTTTAAATACATATATCTGGAAAGTCTTACAATATTTTTTCCATATCGTTCAGGATATTGAGACATATTTTGTATCTGATTTCTTGTAAATCCACATATGCGATTATGCCTAAATGCACCTTTATAAGACAACTCAGACAAAACAAGCCTTTTCAAACTATATACATCAAAAGACGGTGACTTTTTATCTAAGAAATCATTGACATTTTTTGTGTCCTGTTGAAACTGTTCTTTTATTGCCCCGTTGTTATTTGTATTTTCTTCTATATTGAATCACCGCCTTTCTAATGAGAATATAATTTGGGTTTTCGTGCAAGAGCAGTGAGAGAGGATACATTGGTATTATTTTTTTTTGACTTAATAGCACTGCAATATTCAGTAATGTAAAATATCAGATAACTTAATGCAGAAAAGCGGTCTTTATCTACTTTTTTCACGACCTTTTCTACAGATAAAGCACCATTTGTCATATGCTTTAATTTTAAGTTTGCTATTTCCTCAAATAATAAATCAGTTTGTATGTAAGGTAATACTCTTAAATCCATATTTTGTTTATCTTTAGGAGAAAAATCTGTGTCTTGCTTTTTCTCAAGCAACTTTAATTTGCCACTTTCAACAGCATCTATAAAATCAGCAACTACTTTACTCTGAAAATGCTGTGCTTTCATATCAAACAAACATTTTTCAGCATCTCTAACCTCTGGTTGGTTATCGGTGTTCATTGTATTCCAACATCCAAGATACTCTCCAGTAATCGGATCATAAGATTCCTTTAACAACTCATCTATCAATCCTGCACCCAATCCATTCCCATCTGCAATAACTGCTTTTGCTAGGAAATTCTTTTTGGTCTTTTTCACCAAACATGCCTGTGCTGAAAAGTTCATTGCATTAGATACTGTCATAATATTTGGAATTTCAATAGATACAATCCTATTCGATTCTTTATTTCTTATAACTCGTCCAATTGCAATAGAAGATTGGTTATTTGTTGCTTTCTGACTACGAGCAACGTCTACACCAAGATAAAATTCTTCATCCAATTTATTGAAATTAATCATTGGTGTGGTTAATGTCCGGCAAATCATTAACTTGTTTATATCAACTAATGCACCGTCTGAAGAACCAACCCACTCTTGTTCATAGTTTTGCGCAAAAGCAATAGGAGAGGAGGTACTTTTTTTTCTTAATATCTGACTTTTATTACTACCTCTGCCATACCAACACGGTAGCATCCAACTTGCACCAAGAACGATTTGTCCTTTCAATTCGCACATATTGTCATACATGTCTATAGAGCGTTGGTATTCATCGGAGCCACGGAAACCAGATGTTGTGAAGAAATGTATTTGTTGATTTAATTCCTGTGGATCTACGAGAGCCATTTTACCCACAGTATATCTAGGAACCTCTGTTACAGGTTCAAGAGCATCTTGATATAATTCGTTATTTAAAAGAGCAGCTTCTTCAATTTTTAATCTTCTTCGTCTTTGTCCTTTGGTTGTCTGCGCATTTGCAATAGCATCTATAGAACTTCCGTTTTTAAACTGAATTAATGCATCACCTTTAATAAATTTAGGTTCTTTTTCTAATTCGTTTTCAATAAGAGGGAATTTATTTCGTATTTCATTAAATTTAGACTTTAATAAATCTGCTGCATTTTCTTTCGTCTGAGCTGAAATGGCAAGTTCAATTTGCGGAAAAAGAATAGCCACTATAACACAAGACAAAACCTCATTGAATGTTTTAGCATATCCACGACTGAATGTACCATACATATTCATAAATCGCACATCTGACCTCAAAAAAACTCTTTGATCAAAATGCATATTGAAGTTACTTTTTTCAGTGCGCAATAAGTCTATAAACAAATCTGGATACCATCTTGCCCAGCTTATAAATTCATAGTAGTTATATAAGTTTTTTCCAAATACAGAATCATCTTGTATAGCAAGTATTCTTTCCTTGATTGACTCATCAGTCATCAGATGAAAATCATTCATCTGCATCGTCCTCACTTCCATCTGACAAGTCATCGTAATCGCTTGGCAATATAATGAATTTTTCTATATTCGGTCTGTTTTTTAACATAGTGTCATTGGCTTCTGTAAATACACCGTTTGGATCACCATACTGCCTCAGATATTCTTCCATTTTATCATCATAAAATTTGTAAATATCTTTGTATTCTATTGGTGGTAATCCTTTTAGTTTTCGTGCGTAACTTATATAACAATAAATATTAAAATCTGGAGCATCATGTGGTTGAGTCTTATATTTTGGCAATATATTGATTACATCTGTTGCTTGCTCAATTGCTAATGTTAATTCACTAAAACTATTTACTCCTTTTTGTAGATCGGCGGCAGATAATTGTTTTGGTGTTAATTTCCCGTTTGATGCTGCGTTCTGTGCTGCGTCATACCATTTTTTAGCTTCATCTACATTACCAGCGGCAGTAGCCATTTCTTCCTTTACCTTAAAACGAACATAAGTTGCAAGAGCCTCTTGGTGTAAATTTGTTTGTAAGGTGTAATTGAGTTTAAGTTTTTCGTATTTCTCGTACATTTTTTTATACTCAACAGTAGTATATCCGTCTCCAAACAAATCTTTTATATTATCTGTAACCTCAAAATCTTCAATGCTTGAATAGTGTTTATCCTTTACAGTTTGTTTTACAGTATTTCCAATATTTACGCTTGCTGCTTGTACACCTTGTTTCCTGACAAATCCTTCTTTTTCGCTATCTCCATATGACTTATTTGCAACCTGTCTAAGCGTATTGAGGTTTTTAAAATACAACCCAATAATATCTTCACCATGATATTTAATGTCATTATCTTCAATATATGAATGTTCTTTTTTATATTGTTTTACTGCTGATTGAAGAACATCTTTATAATATGGACGATCTATCTGTCGCAGTACAGATTTAAATTTTTCCTCATCTATTTCTCCTGATTTATTTAAACTCAGCCGTTTTATACAATTTTTACACCAAGGTAATTTTCCATCTTTATGCATAGGATTTTTGCTTAGATAAAAATCTCCTAATGGATGTACATTCTTATTTTCTTCTGGTGGACAAGCCAGACATATTTTCTTTTGTGTTTCTTTTTTTGCACCTTTAGTAGCCGTACTTACCACCTCCTGTATTTCAAATAAATTAAGCACTAACTTCCGAAGAAGCAGTGCTTTTTAAATAATTTTCATAATACATCCATTTTAATTTTTCTTTGGTTATAGGGTGCTTTCCAGCACTTTTAATTTGTCCTATACAACACCCTGAAATATTTTGAATACCATAGTGATTTTCGGCATCAACTATTGAATTAAATATTTCGCCAGTATTTAAACACACTACCTTGTGCCTACTAGCACTTCGTCTTGATTCAGTTGGATCATAATTGCACAATCCTAAATCATTACATATTTTTAAGTATTTAGATACTGTGGTAGTTTTCTTTGATAAATTTAATTCTTGTTTGATTTCAGAAGTTGTATATCCTTGATTCCATAGATTACATATTTGCATCATAATTGATGTCAAACAATCTTTTTCGCATTTATCCCAATCAATAAGAGATAAATCGTATTTTTGAGATAAAGTAGAATTTATTATAGAATTTTTAATCCATTCTTTATCTGTATATCTTGCATCAATAATTATGTAGGTTATATCTGTAAATCCATTTTCTTTTGCTAATTTTTCTTTTAAGTAGTCATTATATTTTTCTTCTTCTAATGTTCTTGCGCCAAATTGTTGAAAACCATGTTCATAATGCTGCAACCCGTGTACTTCACAAATAATATTATCAAAATAAAAATCATATTTCTTATTTTGTGCCCAATTAAATCTTTTTTGCATTTGAAAATCAAGTCCAAGTTGTAATAAAGCAGAACGCATAAATTTTTCGGGCTTACTAAAACCATCATTACACATTTCGCAATATAACCCATTGTGCGTAACACTATGTACTTTTCGTATTTGTGTATGTCCGCAATCAGGACACTTCCATTTTACTGATTTTCTACTTGTTTTACCAACCTTATATCCATCAGAAGGATTATTTAGTAGTTTTGCAAATTCTGGAGCAGTACTCCATAAGTCATTCAACCCAATTTTAATAGACGTACTATTACCACCATGTTTGAATCCGGCTTTATGATTAGAACACTTTGGACATCCAGAGCAACCGTTTAATATTGAATCAGCACGAGGTTCCCATTCATAACCACATTTTATATGTCTTATTAAAATTTTATCTCTTAATTTTGTATATTTCCCTATTGCCTTATATTCACCATTGCGCTTTTCTAATAATTCTTTTTCAAAATCCTTTTGCGTTTTTCTTTTTGACATTTTCCCTAACCTGCTTTCCCTAACCTCAAAATTCCATTTAAGCAACGAGAGAGTGGGTGAGGTTAGTAACCCATAATCGGTAGCTACTCCGATTATTTCTCTCGCTTGATACGACTAATTGCTATTGAAAGCAAACGATCCTCTCATAGCCGTTATTTATTTATTTCTCCATTCACTATTTGATTTTGCTTGTGCCATAAGCACCATCCTTTCATTTTCAAAATTATTTGTTCAATTAAAAAAGACAGCCATGATGACTGTCTGAAATTTGAATAGCAGGACTCGAACCTACAACGTCTGGTTTCCAAAACCAGCGGACTACCAATTGTCCTATATTCAGTGAAATATTTTATGTATCAATATAAAATTAAAAGGTTTTATGATATAATGTTGTAAAAAATAGAAGGAGTGTTGTGCTAAATGTATATAGAAAGACCCGAATTATTGGAATCAATAAGGAAATCTATTTTAGAAAATAGAATTACATTTATATATGGAATGGCTGGTGTTGGGAAAACAACAATATGCAGTCAATGTCTTAGCAAATATTTTAGCAATCAAAATATACATACAATAAGACCATATTCTTCCGACGTATCACTTTTAACACATAAATTTGATGAAGGAATATATGTGTTTGAAGATTTTAGTCATGAATGGATAAATACAAATATAATATATGAAATATGCAAAATACCATCCTATATAAATTCAAAATTTATATTTATATTAAGAGAAAGAACTTTAGTAAAGCAAAACCATTTTATTGATGCTATAAAGCCTTATATTCATATGATTGAAGTAACACCGCTTTCACATCAAGAGATGAATAATTTGTTTGATAATTTTTATTCTCTTCGTAATAATATGTTTTTGGATAAAATATATGATATAACCCAAGGTAACGCATTACTAGCACATGAAATTGGACATTTTCTTTTACATCAGAAAATTAAAGAGAATAATTTAAGTTTATTATATACACCTTGTATAGTTGATAAGTATGGTAACAAAATTGATGAAATAGACAGCTCAACTAAAATTATAGTTACAGAAATAAATGATCAATTATTAGATGAATTAGCTAAAAAACCAGAATTACTACATAATCTTTCTTCATATGATTTTGAACGTGTTATTGCTAAAATATTTGAAAAACAAGGATTTTCTGTTGAAATCACACCAAGAACCCGTGATGGAGGGAAGGATATTTTTATTGCAAAACAAGGACTTGCATCATTTTTATTTTATGTTGAATGTAAAAAATATTCTCCTAATAAACCTGTTGGAATTGATGTTATACAGCGTTTATATGGGGTTATATCTGCTGAAAAAGCAAATGGAGGTTTTATTGCAACTACCTCATATTTTACAAAACCAGCAGAAGATTATATTAAAGAGCATAATCTTGAACATCAATTAACATTGCAAGATTACAATAAAATTTCAGATATTTTAAAATCACTACAACATAACACACAATGAAACAATTCTTCTAAGGATAGAGGAGCAGTAGTTAAGCTGCTCCTATTTTGTTAAACAGTCCAGTATCTTTTGTCTTTCTCTTAATAGATATTCTCGATCATAATAACTTTGAAGAGGTTTGGCATCTGGATATTTTGTATCGAAGAATGAAATTAACATATTCACTCTTTGAACAATTGGTAATCCCATTCCAAGTAGCAATATATTTTGTTCTTGAAGAAACGCAATTTTTTCATTGTATTCATTTGTAAGATTATCACGAGTTAATTCATTTAAACCAACACCAAGATAAGTTTTTATCTCTAATGCAGAACATCCTGTGGCAATTCTATTAATAATATTTGCCTCTCTTGAAAAATCAGAATCATCACCAGGACGACCACATGCATTATAAATTGTCTTAGATATTGCCTCACACATAGGTCTATAATTTGCTCGTTGTGGATTTCTTGTAGACCACCATTTTTCATTATCAACAACTATTCTTTCCATTAAACAGAAGTAATCTCTTAACTCCGTTCCATTTTCATTATTTTGTACCATACATAAATGCTCAGCCATTCGCAATGTTATGGAATATTCATTTGTTGTAGAACCACCAATTTCTCTCGTTACTTTTTTTTGAGTAACGAGGAAATCTTTATCTTCTGCAAAATGATATTTCTTAATTCTTTTAGAAATCCAATCATTAAAACGAGTTGCCTTTTGAATACTCCCATTATCATCAGTTATTAATTGTATATATAATTCTCTTGCATCAATAGAAAAATCGTTGCTTGATAAATTTTCTTTATCAAATATAGTTGGATACTTCTTTTGACATTTTAGTACTAATTCAATTTCTGATTCAGTGCAACCTAACCTTTGCAGTTCCTTTTTGTTAAATCTCATATAAAATTCTCCTTACTTCCACACTAAGCAGTGGATGCTAGTTTTTGTTTATACGTTATTTGCAGATAACGAATCGTCATCTCATACAGAGTAACCGCTGCAACAGTTACCCAAGTAAGGAGAGGGTAGTAATTACCCTGTATGAAATGGCGAAAACAACACAAAAGAGCCATGATATTTCACATGACTCTTTCAAAAATCTTATTAAATTTACCCTTTGAAATGCTTATTTAAACGCCGGAGTGAGGTGTCGATCCCCATACGATTCATTATCGTACCCACTGTTTTCAAGACAGGTTCAGAAGCCGTTCTGATTACTTCGGCAAAACGCAGATATTCGGACTTGAACCGAAACGCCGTCATAGGACGACTACTGGAAGATTAGCAGTCTTCTCCCTTACCAATTAGGGTTATATCTGCATATGATTAGGAGAGCAGCAATACTAAACTACTCTCCACATTTTTTAATGTGAATTCTCCCAAACAAGATCCACACCATACTGCAAATTATCAATAAATCTTAATTCACTAAGATTATATGTCCTCAATAATTCAGTACATTTTTCCTCAAATCTATCCTTGTCTTCCTCTTCATAAATCACGTTTTCAAATTGACCAGTTGGAGTATAAACAATCTTATCAATTAAATTCCCTGAATCATCTTCAACTTTCTCAACAGTTTCCTTCATAATTTCCTTTTTTACTTGTAAGAAAGAGAAGTGTCCATTGTTCTTCTTATCTTGAATTAATATAGAATACATAACAGTGCCTCCTACAATGTCTGTTCAATAGTCTCTTCAAAACTGTTAACGTGACTCCTGGCAATCTCCAAAAGTTCTTTAATTCTTGCGATTACCTTTGTCTCAAAGAGAATTGTCTTTGCCTGAGCCAAGACATGCTTATCTGCAAAAATAGTTCCATCAAGCTCAGAATCAAGAATTTTCTTTGCATCAATAGAAATAGAAACCTCGAAATTTTCATCAAGCATAAATTCTTTATTATTCAGATCCAGATTTACTTCAACAGCATTTGCCTCAGTAGAAACTACAGGAAGTCCATCAGATACAATGAATTTATCTTTAAACTCAATATCCGCATATCTAAGGAGCTGCGGAGTATCCTCCAGCATAGCCAATTCACTTTCAGCGGTCACAGATGCAGTTCCCCACTCAGATGGTTTAATTACGGTTGTATATGTATCATTTTCAATGCTTCTGATAGGTAAAATTTTCATTATGTATTGTCCTCACTTTCTTCGTATTCTAATTCATTATACAAATCACGAAATATAATATAAATATCTCGAATTACTTTTTTGGATAAGGCACAATTCAAATCTTGATATTTGAAGTCCGTATTATCCATTAACAAATCTACTTTATTTGTTGTTCTATTTACATTAAATTGTGCAATAGTAGCAGAAGAAAAAAGTAGTTCTGCTTGTTCTAATTTTCTTCCTCCATCACTACGAATTGTTCTTACTTCACCTAATCTTAAAGGTCTATCAATATCATAATTTGCCATTTTATCACCTGCTTTCTTTAGATATTTATAAAATAATAGTCGGTGGAGTAGGATTTGAACCTACGAATCAATTGAAACAAATTTACAGTTCGCCCGCTTTAACCACTTGCATATCCACCGTTATAGAAAAATGATAGAAAATAGAATGGGGTAGGAGAGTACAGAAGACTCTCCAGACATGCACATAAAATTTCGAAATGTTCATACTTAATGCATGAATAGACTCCATAATTGGAGAAAATAGATTTTTCAAAAACTTTTCGTTTAACCTTTCAATACTTACTACGGCAGTTGTCAGCTTATTATAGTTTCGGTTATTACTATTTACTGCCTGTGACAGTTATACATCCGCAAAGGATATAGGTTGAGTTCCACATTATATAATTGTTTATTAATTTATTATATGATTAATGATTGATTTAGAGGAATTAATTGACAATATAGGTGATATTTTACAGAATAATAACAAGCACTGCCTAAGTACGGTAGGACGGTTTGTCCTTCTGCCAAGGGACTGTGACCCTCCATTTACATAGAATTCTGAAAGGGAATCTGGGAAAGGAGGGCAGAACAGATGTTGATATTGGAAGGACTTATTGCAGTGTTGGTTTTTGGCCTGACCTGCTTCGGACTTGGATATGCCATCGGAAACGATGATAGAAACAATTCACAAAAATAACCGCCCAGGCCCTAATCTGATGCGGTTATAATCTTTTATACCTATTCAATTCAATAGGTTTATTTTGTAAAGTTATTTTTCAGAATACATTGTCCACCAGAAAAACTAATTTCATCCCAACCATTAGTTTTTGCTTTCTCTGTGAACCACTCTTGAACTTTTTGAGTTACTTTTTGCATATCCTCATCATCCCCATGTTCCTGATTATAAATTCCTAAAACTTTTTTACTGTCAACAATTGTATTAGGATCATTTTTAGATCTGTCATCTGGATCTGGAAAAACATATTTTCTCGACATTTTCATTTTGCCTCCTTTGAATTTATATAGATGTATTATATAATAAAACTCATATAAATTCAATTATATTTTGTATTTTAGGGTTTTGGGATTGAAATAAATGAAATTGGAGTTTCAAGACAAATACTTACATATCAGACAAAGATTTCTTTTCTATATCTTTGATACCATCTTCTCCAAAGTATTGAGCAAACTGTTCATCTGCATCTATGTCTTTATAAGTGGCAACCATGTCATTTGATTCCCAACCAACAAGATTTTTAATTACATCATCTGGTAATCCACTACGAGAACAACTAGTTGTGAAGAAGTGACGTAATGAGTGCCAGTAAAACGGTACACCTAAAATTTTTGTAAATGTATCTGCCCAACTATCCATAGTTGTAATTGGTACTTGTTCATCAATATAAACACCATTTTCTTTTCTTGGAATCAACCACTCAGAGGTAATATTGTTTTCTTCTCTATATTTTAACCATAAATCTAAGTATTTCTGAAAACCATTTTTTAGTGTATAAACTATAAGCTGCTTACCACGTGATCCTCTGCCCTTGGTAGTTACAGTCTCAGGTGTCTTATATAAGGAACCATAAATGACATTTTCATTAGTAAAATATGATAACTTCATTCTTGGCAATTCTGCTTTTCTTCTACCATTATTCATTGCTAATGAAAGCATACACGCCTTATCGTACTGTCCCTTTTCAACTAATTTATCTAATAATTCTTGTAACTGACTTTCTTCAAGAATAGTCTTTTCTCTAACAGCACAAGCTGCTGGGCTTTCGATTTTTCTGATTATTGGTCTATATCCTTCAAATTCATCATCCATCATATTTTCAATGAAGTTGCTCATAGACGAGAGGGTAGATTTTACTCTTCGCATTCTTGCAGGACTCCAACCCAAAGTATTCAAACAATAATTCTGATATTTTGCAATTTCACGTTTAGATAAATCCACAAAGAATTTATTATTGTTATTATCAAGATTCCAGCACCAGAATATGTTTAAGTCATTGCGATAGGCATCCACTGTAGATTTACTTCGATCAATGGAAGTAAGATATTCTAAGAAATCGTTTCCCAATTGAAGATTTTCTGGATTGACCTTTGATATTTTTTCTGGTGAAGAAATACTGTTATAGACAGTTTTTCTACCATTTCCCATAAAATATTCACTTCCTTCCGTTCAATAAGTAACTTGTCACATCACAAGTTGACTGGCTACTTGCACCGCCAATATATCTCTATATGTGAATTAATCCGATTTATTATTTAGCAAATCATCAATTTCAACATTATTTTCTCTACATAATGACAAAGCTACACTGATTGCGTTTGCTAATTCTGAATCATCAATCATATTCAATGTCTTAGGTTTCTTTCCAGTAGTGTTAATATGATTGGTAATTCTTGAATTTATATTGATACTGTGTTTGTATAAAAGTTCTTTCTTGTAGTTATTCCATGCTTTACCAAAGTCTCCAATAGAAGAAGCATACGCTCTAACCAAAGAATTAATCAAAGGCCTATCTGCCCATTCAAGATTTTTCTGTGCAAGAAGATCGTTCTCATTATTTAAAGAAACAATTTTCTTTTGTTTTTCCTCAATATTAACAAGCAATCCTTTAACTAGCGATTTCTGTTCATCTGGAACATCTGAAAAATATGTATTTACCATTAGTTCAACATTATTAATATAACCACCTGTTTTACGGATTGTAGGTAAAACCTCAGATGTAACCCAATGTTTAAAATCTTTTGCTGTGTCAAGTTCACTTCCAAATATTAAAGCATATAGTGCAGATTCATTAATTATATATCCACCCCTTTGACCTAATTCTTTGATATCAAACTCAACACCTGTGAGGGGATGAGTTTTATCATAAAGAATATAATCATCTTCGTGACACTGTTGCTTTAATACATCTGAATATCCTTTCTTGTAACCAAGTGCTTCAACAACATCTTTTCCTACAAATAAACTTCATTATTTATAAGTATAACTCTTATTTTTCCGAATTTTTTGTTTTGAAAAATTTTAAGGATATTATTAATGTTAGAAGTTCCTTTATTGTCATCTTTTTTCTTTCTCATTTTTGTTTTCTCCTTTTAATCAAAAAAAAATTATTTTCAGTAAAAGGAGAGTGGGAGGTAATTATCCTCCAAGTCTCTCCATTGTTGGTGTGGTAGAGCATACCCTACACATGCGTACCACCAATGGCTTATCCGTCTAAAGGTAATCAGTCGCTTCACTGATCGGCAGTTACTTTCACTCACTGCAAATCTCTAAGTTATATTTCTCCAAATAAAAAAGACTTACGCTCAATTTCTGAACGCAAGTCTTTTTTATAAAAAATCTCATCGAATATCAGATACTATATTTACCAATAAAACCTAAGTGGCTGTGGATGATACTCATAAAGATATTGTCTATATAACATATCAAACATACCAGACACTTCTCTCTGAAAATTCTTTCTCATATCACGAATAATCTTTTCTGCTTCATCAGTATCTAAACCGACTTTTACAGTAATACTATATCCAGAATCATCCAACTCATCTTCGGGGTCAGTTCCATCTAAATTTGTTTCGACATCATTATCATCTTCGTTGATATCCTCTAATTCCTCATTACCAATAGTAAACCAATCATGCTCTCCTAATGGCATATACTCATTGTTCTGCATATCAACCATTGCCTTGCTATTCACATCTTCATGAAATAAAATATAACCATCCGTGGAAACGTATTTATCCTTTTGGGCAAGATAACATTTTTCTACATTAACGTGCCAATTATCGGATTCTACATCATCAAATAGAGATACAATATATTCTCTATCGTATTCTTCATCATAATCAAGTTCACAACTTTCAAGAATTACATTTTTGTAATTAAGTAATTCCACCATAATATCAGTGACCATCTTTTTATTTGCAATTACAGACACAAGATTATCTTCGTTATCTAAATTGTCAAACATGTGAGATACTAAATTTTCAATATTTTCAAAGTTCAACATATAACTACCTCCAAAAAGTTAAGCCTTTACAGCATCCTTTAATGCTTTACCAGCCTTAAACTTGGGAGATTTAGAAGCTGTAATGGTAATTGTTTCCCCTGTGGCTGGATTCCGCCCCTGACGTTCTGCACGTTCTACAACCTCAAAAGTTCCGAAACCTGTAATGGAAACTTTATCTCCATCAACCAATGTATCAGCAACAATATTAGTAAAGGCATTCAGTACCTTTTCAGCATCCTTTTTAGAAATTTCAGCCTTTTCAGCCATACCTGTGATCAATTCTGTTTTATTCATATAATTTTTTTATTCCTTTCAATTTTCAATCTTTTTTAAAAGTGAAATAGCGGCATCAACAATTCCCTATCTCCGAGCCGTCTATTAATTTGGGCGTAGTACGGCTAATGACCACCTCTGCTAGTTGGAATTAATATAATACGATACAGTAGTGACACTATATCGCTTAATCGAAGCGGACTACTCAAAAGTAGAAGAGTAGTCCTGTTCTCCATAGTCACTTATGCACATATAAAATAGAAAAACTGTGTCACTCGTACACAGTCTACTTTGTCATGAAATTAGTATTCTATTTGTCAATCTAATGAAACAGGATAACAAGCCTTTATCCCATCGCTGTCAATTACACAAACCATCTGTGAAGGATTACCACTGAGCCTCTTAGAAATTGTATAATCATCAGTTGTTCCGCTAAAACTGCCACTTCTAATAATTTTTACATTTGCGATATCGTCATAAGAACATCGATGCAAATGACCATAAAATATTCCTCTTGGTTTGAAATTGAGCATCATAACCAATTTAGACACACCAGATTCAGAGTAACTATCCCAATCACCATGTACCATAAGATATTCATTGCCACGAATTATGCAAGTGGCAATAGTGGAATCATAATTTTCATTATCAATAAAAATTATATTCTGCAAATGGTTTAATTTTGCTTTCATATACCATGGAATAAGATTATCTAATCTATTTCCTCTGAGAACCTGATCCTTAAATGATGTCCTTGAATGATTCCCAGCTACTCCATTTATATACACAGTCCTAAAACGTTTGCTCAATTCATAAATGAATGCAGAAATTAACTCCGCACTTTTTTGGATTTGCTCAGTGACATTTTCTCTATTTTCTAATTGTGTTGTAAAATGGATTTCGCCATTAAGAATATCACCTAATATACCAACATACGCATTTTCCGACTTGTGTATATTTTGTATTTCAATTATTTTTGAGAAATACTGAGATAATCTATTAGCAGCAATGTCGGAATTATATTTTCCGAAATAATTATCTGTGTCAATTCCTAAATGAAAATCAGATAAACAGATAAATAAATCATTGTCAGCAGATGCAATAAAATTATTCACTGGTGGAAGAGTGGTAGAACCATTCTTTTTGATTAGGCGTTCTAATTTGGATAAATCTTCTTCAATTCTTGCATTTTCACGTAATGTTTTATTTAGGGCAGTACGCTCATCAAAAAGTTTTTGCTTTTCCTTCCTTATATCTTGTTTCTGAAGCTGTAACTCTTTAAAATAAGAATCTTCATCTTTACAAGTCTTAAAAGCGTTGGCATCTAAATATCTTTTGGCTTGCTGATAGGGCTTTCTATAAGCCGCCTCGCTCCTGTACTCAGATTCGTCAGACCTAAATTCTGAATTTATAATTGCAGCTATTTCTTCCCAGTTCATGTCAAGAGTACCAGCATCTTTAGCAGAACCAAGTCTAAATATAAACTGTTCCTCATTTTCATTCTCTAAGCTATGTAAGTCAATAATAGTAGTCACCTACTTTCATTCTTCATCAAACATCGAACTAGAAATTGGAGCAGCTCCACCCAATTTAAGATCAATAGCCTGTCCAACATACTGTTTAAACATATTTACAATACTAATAGGAGCGTCAAATGCTTCCTCATTCACTAAAACTAATTCGCCATTGATTTCCTCAACTCTTGCACCTACAATATTTTCAATTGTTTGGTGTGTATTATCTAATTTTGCCATTTAAAATCTTCCTTTCATTTATGCTTTTTTATATCTTTTCAACACTTATATTTACAATTTGTGGGCTATTGACGATGAGCCTTGCAACGGAGGACTGTTTTGTACTAAACAGACAAAAGAGTAGCGGATTCTGACTCGAACAGACCCATTGGGGTATGAACCCAATATGCAACCATTTACACCTTACCGCAAATGTACCCAATAGGATTTGAACCTATGACATTCTGATTAAAAATCAGATGCTCTACCAAACTGAGCTATGGATACAAGAACAAATGACGATACTGCTAGAATAGCAGTACCGCCACCTGTATAAGAAATGAGAAATAAAACTAACTAATAAGAAATAAATCTCAAACACTCTGTATAAACGCCTATATAATTACTTCCAGAGCAACGAATCCGTACAGTCTTGAATGGGAATCTTAACTGGTTTCATCACGTTTCGCAAGTTTTTAATATGGCATCATCCCAACTAACTTATAACCATATCTTAGACGAAAAATAATTTCTACTCATTTAAGAGCTATTTTCAGAACCGGCAACGAATTAGTACCGATGTACTTTTGATAGGTAGTCACAACCTAAATATTTCAAACCACGACCTTTATTTCTCCATATCGTGTAGGATAAATCACTGTTCTGTTTTATTATTTCTATTAAGCAGCTTTGAAGTTTTTATCATTTTCAATTAAAAACTCATAATTTACAATAATATCATATACTTCATTAGGAATAATATTTTTATATTCATTTGCAACTTTTATTATTTCTTGTTTCTTTTTCTGAGTCTGGTAATAATACGCCTCTTCGATAGTGTTATATATACCTATAGATTCACCACCATATTTGGCTTGATAACCATTAATACATTTGATTATTCCATTTGGCAAATCTCGTTTATTTGGTTTGTTAAGAAATAGCATATTGATTTTTTGTGGAACGAGTATACATGTATCTGGCGAATAAACTTTACAACATGGATTTTTAATGTCTTTATCTACATGCAGTCTTTCATTTACAACATATTTATGATTTTCAAACCATTGAGCAAAGTTTTGAAAATTTAACCACTCATCACAAACGGAACGTTTATCTAAGTATGCGTTATTTTTAGCATTTTCTTTTTGATAATAGCATCTTTTTATCATGTTTACCCAAGCAGTATATTCTTGCGTATATTCTCCATTTGTTGTCACTTTAACTTTATATTTTCCACTACCAATTGCTCCAACGCCATAAAGACATTTATCATAGGGATTTTTGATTTCGCCTCTTTTAAAGTTTGAATATGTAACATGCTTTTTAATAAAATGATAATCATCTAAAAATTCTACATCCATATCATCATGTCTTCTATAGAATACAACTTTCATCTTTGTCCCAAACGTATTTATTCGTATTTCATTTAATCTATTAATATTGATTCCTCCTTACCCAAGGAAAGATAAATTTTATTGTTTTAACTTAGAACTGGGAATAAAACGTATATATTTAGCATTGGGGATTTCTTGAATGGAACCATCACTTATATTTTTCCCCTTTGTCTTTTTTGTGAATGGGTAGAATCTTCCAAGCCCTTCAATTTTAACTACATGTCCATTCCTTATTTCATTACCAATAATATTTATAAAAGTGTTAATTGTATCTTCAACCCTATTTTTTTCAATATTGCTTTCGACAGTTTTCCATGTCTCGTGAATTAGTTCAGATTTTACTATCAATTATCACCCTTTCTTATTCCTACCTTAATGCATCCTTATCTGCAAATCCAAATTTTCCGAGTAGTACTCGGAAAATTTGGATTTATAAAATTGCCTTGGGGGAACTTTTTTTAGAAAATTTAAAACCATACACATCAATTTCTCCGTTTTTATCCTCGCATAAAAATATATTAACCCTATTATATTGATTCAATATGTCGGTTAAAATGTCATTCTTATAATTAAACAAAATATAAAATAGTAAGTTTTTAATTGATGAATTATTCTTACTTTCTAAACTTTTCAATAATCGATACATTGTATGTTGGTTGATCTTCATCCGATTAATTTCATATAATAATTCCATCCTTGCCCGATTCCTATAGTAACAATGATCTTCGTAAAAAGATGGATTACACGAAACCATTTTTATGTAATTTAAAGTTTCGTTTGTCATATGGATTATTTTTGCGACCTGTTTTTTGTTTACTAAGTTCTTATCATAATCTTTTGGTCTAAATATATCTGCCACAGATAAAAAACCACTTCCCATAGATTTTCCAGAGCGGTTTTGATTAATACAGTTGTGCAGGTAATCCATACTGGTATTATATTTCTGGTAATCTTTTCTATCTACATTCTTGTAATTCTTTGTTTCTGCAATAAATCCTAGAAAATAGGGAGTACGTTTTCTTCCATCAGATGTGGTCAATAAGTTCTCATATTTCTTTCGCATTCGTTTCAATTCCTTTGTGGTATCTACAGGATATTCTTTTTTAGCTTTATCTATTTCAATATTGCTCATAACATCCAATTGACAAACATCATAATATATTTCTTTTATCTGGTCATATTGTTCTTCTGCGGATTGTCCAGATTTAGATACCATATCCCATAATAATGAATTAAGCTCCTGCGACAGATTTACAATTTCGCCAATCTTATTATTACTAGTTTTGTCGTCAAGATCAGTCAAGTCAGTAGGTGTATAGTGTCTTTTTGATTTTGGAGGATTTATATTACGTGTTGGAACTTTGAAGATATGATAATTCTTTTTGGCGGAATCAATCAATATCTTATTATCTGTAATAAGCAAAGTATCGCTGTCAAAATCCGCACCACTTAATCTTTCCAGTATATTTTCTCCAATGCTGTTAATACAAATGATATTTGATGTAAGATTGAAATATCTGTCAATTGTTTCACACTCTACATTCTTAGTTATTAGAATATTCCCAATCGTGACATGTGGACTACGACTTCCAAGAATATCACATCCATAAGGATACCTTGTATTATGTACTGTACCAGATTTAAGAATAGATATTCCGTCAAATTTTCCTATTGATTGTAATAACATTTCATATGGATTACCAAACAGTGTGGCATATGTACCGTTCAGAAGAATATGTCCCTTTTTCATATTCCTTAAATAAGAACGACACAAATCCTTTTTGAAATCATAATAAACACGAGTCTTATGAAAATCACAGTTATAATTCAATAACTTATACACAATCTCATTTTTATTCCTCATGATATTATCATCTTCAAATTCTGAATTATCTTCTGTATCACTGAATTTCAAGTGGTATCTCATAACATCAACATCAGTATTAATCAAATTGATATAATCCAAACCTTCTTTTACAATATACTTAATATCATCCTGCGATAATTGCAAAGTATTTAGAAGCTGGTAATGAGCTTGAACCATACGTCCTCCAAAATAGTGCGTATCCTTGTCATGCTTTACGATTCCGAAAAACGGGTAAATATTTTCCAACCATGTTTTCAAATCTCCAAATTTATAAAATTTTATACTGGATGGAGTAGTTATAAGTTTTATATCTTTTATATCATTGGCTATTGTTTCCCCTTTTAACTGTGAAACATTCGTTATATTGTTATCTTCAAAGAACCTTTGAATATTTGTATTGAAACAACATGACTTAAAAAACTTATTCCTCAATAACAGCATTCCTTTTGAAAGGTATTTACCCATCAAGGAAAAATCAATCAATGACTGACCATCCCAAATAGAATTAGAAATCTCCATTTCTTTTTCTTCTGTCTTCAACCATCCGTCTTCAAGATCAGTACACACGGCATTATCATGAAAAATGCTTGTCCAATCATCAACAACAAGTATATTTTCGGGGCGGATTTCAAGTGTGTCTATAATGCTGCTTGTTGGCAACGATATATATGCTTCAAATGCGGCAATGTCCAATTCGTCACCTTTTTTTATATCTAAACCACATTGTTCAGATTTATGCATATCAGGATACAGGCGTTTGTCAACAAAAAGGCATTTACCAACCCTTGCTGATCCGCTAGACCTCTTAAACCTGCAATAATGAATGCCGTTGCAGATAAATCCGTTTTCATAACACCATTCTCTCAACCATTTTGCCGACTTTACAGTTTTTATTGTCTTTACCAACAAATATATATATGTCATTTTCTCTTTATCATAAGTGCACGCAAAATAAGAGGGTAGGAGAGTAGTGTCTACAGAATTGTAAAAGGGTTCATCTGTTTTTAATGCCACCAGAATCTTTTCACCATTACTATCTATATCTACAGCATATCCATCAGTTAAATCATAATCCCTTAAATTATATCCATTTCTAACATAAGTATTTTTGGCGGTTTTATTAAACTCTTTGACTGCATATTTAAAAGTTACGTTTATAACTTTTGATGAATATTTTTTCCCTTTATATTCAAATGACAAAGAATCTTTTTTACCATATACCTTTGTTGCTACATCTCTCAACTCTATTAAATCCAAACTGTAATCAAAGCTATTAATATATTTCCCTAAATTATCAGTACCATCCTTACGGGTAAGTTTATACCCATAAGGAGTGCTTTTGATAAAATTATTGGATAAGTACAAATCCTTGGCATCAATTGATGGGATGTATAAATTATTTCTCATTACTGACGCACCTCCATTACACGATATCCGTATTTCTCCATATTTTTCATTACTATTTTCATTTTGTTTACTAAAGCATTCTGAAATCTTTTGTCAGAAGATAAGTATCCTTCTGATAAATCAATATGTTCTTTTGTTAGATGCCACTCAGAATGATCAATATATACTTGATCTATTTCCAATCGTAGAACGCCAATACAATTAAAAATTAACGCTGCTTTCCAAAAACCATTTTTACAATTATTTATCTTAAATACTAAATCAATGACATTATTGTATTTTTCTATAAAGTTATCAATTTTTTGTTTTGCAGATTCTATGACATCTAAAAATTTATCTTTATTAAGAGTAAGTTTCTCGCTATAAATCGTGCCATTATAAATTTCCAAATCGAAATATATACCATAATCTTGCTCATTATTGTAATTTTTCTTGTACCCAACACGAACTTTAGCATCAATATTATTATAATTTTGTAAATCGGAAATAAGTGTTTGTGCTTCCTCCCCTTTTATATAATTCTCTAAAAAGTCTTTCTCAGCTCTATCCTGTAATTCATATTGAATTTCCTGAGATAATAAATCAATATCAAGTTTTTCTATATATTGTCCTTCCAAGATTGGTTTAAGTTTATTATTTTCTGTTTGTCTTAAAACAGTATAATAATTATTATTAAATCTGACCTTATATCCCTTATCTTCAAATCTTGACAATTCTTCTTCATAATTCAGTAGCAGTTTTTTATATTCAACAGTTTTATCAAATATATCTTTCAGTTCTGAAATTTTATTTTTTGGTATTTTTATTTCTTCAAGACTAAATATATTTCTCTTAAAAATTATCTTAGGATAGCCTGTGGACTTTTCAAAGTTCCAACCATTGTGCTTACATTTTAAATAAAAATCATTATATTTAATATGCTCAGTTTGAATATTCAACCTAATGCCAACTTCATATGTCCTCCCTTTATAATGCCTGACATCAAAATAAATATCCTCATCAAACGGAAGATTAATAGAGTTCCCGATATTATCTATTACCTTTTTATTAATCGTGTCCAATATATATTTCTTTAAATGAGAAACACATTGTTTTCTTTTTATAATCTCATAACATGAAACCATATCTTCATATGGCATAGCATCAATACATTTTAATATATCTTCTTTCGAACTGTTTTCAATAACCTTTTGCCAGAACCAGTCTAATTTTTTTATCCTTGCTTTATAATCAAGAACTTTTTGTCTTGTCAGTTCATTCTTTATCTTTGCAATTGTTGTAGCATATAAATCTTTCTTAATATATGTCTTTGAATAACAAATACCTTCATGGTACAAATATGTAAACTTTGGGATGACGCTTTCATCAGTTTTGCACATGTATTCTCTTACATTAATTTCTATGACAGCGTTTCCAAGGTAACTCCATTTACAAAAATAATCATCACCAGTTTTTCTGTTGGAAAAGAAAATCTCGAAATAAATAGTTTCTCCAGAGGATGTGTATACTGTAATATCTGGTTTATATTTACCAAAAGGCGTATCCCATGGTATTTCAATGTCTATAGAATCGACTTCAAACAAATTGTCATCTATATAAAATTTACTTCCCTTTTCAAACAGCCAATTTTTACAAAAAAAATGTAATTGGCTCTCTTTCGTACATTTCCCTGTTACATGATAATAATGCGATTGCTCTTTTGTACTATCTAAAGCTCTTGGCTTTACAATCCCTCCACAGCACGGACAATAATAATTCATATTTTGCTTTGATTTTTTAACATGAATAAGATTGGCAAATTCATCATTGTCATCATAGGCAACAATCAGTTGCGGCAAATATTCAAAAACATCCATATAGATCCTCCTCGTATAATAATAAGTTTTATATTTATTACTTCTCTATCACATCATTAAAATTTCTATTTAATCCACCAATTCCAATTTTTCTTATCAATAAACCACTCGCTATTCCACCAACATATATAAATACATTGTGGTAGATTATGTATTATTGGAATAATCCATTTTGGTTTCATCATGACTTTATTCTCCCATAGTCTTAATATCAAATCCTAGCCACTCTAATAAATCCCTCATACCATGAAAACATTCATAGTGACGATACTCGCCGTCCAAGTTTTTAATATATTCTTCTCCATCGTAAATTCCATCACCACAAGAAGAACAGTAGTGTAATGTTTTTCTAGGTGTGTAATTTGGGCACATGGAATGACAAGGATTCATTTTACATATCTCACAGATTAAGCAACACCTCCCACACCATATTTCTCTATTCTTTCATATACATATCCGCCATTTGTTGTGTAGTAAATATCTTTGATGCCTAAATCTTTTATAGCTGCCATGCAGGAAGGGCATGGATGAGACAATCCAAATGGCTGATCCTTGCGAATTCTATATATGTATAATTTCACTTTTGAAAAGTTAATATCTAAATTTCTGATAGAATTTATACAGTTAATTTCTGCGTGTAGCTTTGGTAACATAGTATCTGATGGTTTACGGTATCTATTATATTTCTTCTGTATTGGATGGGTTTTATTACAGTTGCAACCGATGCCAATAATACTACCTTGATAAACAGCTACACATCCAATATGAGTCTTATAATAATCAGATATTGTAGCTGTCTGCCTTGCCTTATCAAAATATCTGTAATCACTCTTTGTCAGCATTTATCCTGCCAGTCTTTCCTGTTCAAATAACTCATTACCACGATCAAAACACGCAAGTTCATATTCGTATCTTTCTACAAAGTAATCAAAATATTTTTTGCCGTTTCCCTTATCGGTGACAGTGGCACAATGATGTACAATTCGGCAGATATTCTCTATAATGGATTCTCTAGTTCCTGATATGTATTGTGTATCAACCTTCTTAGAAGATAACTTCATCCGATCCTCCAAATCGGTACGATTTAACCACATAGAAAGAGCATATTTATCTTCATGTTTATCAAAGTGATACGCACATTCAACAATATAGTTCTCATATCCAAAATCAGATAATTCAATCGTAATTGTGTTGCCTTTAAATTGGGGTTGCATCAGTTCTTTTAAGCTTCTCTTCATTAACATTTTTAAACATCCTCCATATTTTAAGTTGTACATTAGATTTTTTAGTATAAAATTTCACAGTCGATAATTTTATCAATAAGTACATTAGAATTTTCTACGCTAATGTACACCATTTGATTTCTGACAAATAACGGTATCTCAGTTGTGTTTACTTGCTTGGTATTTCCTCATTCGCTCACCAGCAGCAATTTTCTGTTCTTCAGATAGTTCTCTTTTCTTTGCTCTGAAACTGATCAGAGTCTTATCTTCAACACGATATGTTTTTCCTCTACCTGTATCTGCGATAAGAGAGTACATATCTGGACTTGTCTTGCATAGTTTATCTAACTTTGTCATATATGTAGTATCAGAAGTATAGATTGTGGCATAATCTTCATCTCTCATAAAATTGATACATACTTCCTGTTCTGAAATTGTAACTGAGTTTGACAGTTTTGGCTCTTCAATAGTTATTTCTTCATTTTCATCAATATTTATGTATCCAGATTTATTTGCCATAATTTTTATTCCTTTCAATACCTTCTCGATTTTTCTTCCAAAGTTTTTCTTCTCTTTGCTTATCTGCTTCTATACGACTTGCTATTTGAGATCCGTTTGTATTATCTTTTCCTCTATAATCTGTATTGAAATCGGAAGGGTAAATTAGTCCTCCAAATTTTGTGTGATCTACTTCATAAATTCCATATCTGTTAGTTGTTCCTGTCATTAGTTACTGTGATTTCTCCTTTTCTGTTTGATAAAATTTTTAATGTAATATGCATGATGATTCTCCTTTTGATTAAAATATTTGTGTTAACATTGTGATATCTACAATATATTTCTACATTTTCTTTTGTGATTCTTCTAAAATATCAAGCTGTTTTTGAATTTCTATTTTGTAATCATAAGCATAATCTATTATCTGATTTCCATTTTCATCTTTTACAAAATGTCTATAATCAGCAAACGCCTTTGGAGTAGTAAGAAATCCATATTTATCATCCTGCTTTTTATATCTGATCCGTTTACCTTCTTGAAACTTGATAATATCCATAACATCTAACATTTCTACAATCCGAGATATGTAACGTTCAGATAATCCGATATCCTCTGTAATTTTTTGATACAGTCGGTAACAGCATAATGGTTTATCTGGATTACGATTCATATTTACACGAAGATAGGAGAGGAGTAATAGGATATAAGAAGATGACATTCTGGTTACATCAATTATTTCTCCATTTACTTTGATATCTTTTAGTTCTTCTTTGAAATTCAAAATCTTTCCTAATTCGTCAAAGTAGATAATTCCAAAATTATCAGGTATATCAAATTTTTCTGTGTTGATTTGGATATTGTAATAATCTGTAGAATTTTTCTTCTCTTTTGCTAACTTCTCAAAATCAGGATAAGATTTAAAATAATCATAGTGGGAGAGTAGTGATAATATTTCCAGATATTTATGATTTATCTTTCCATCATGATAGTTTGGTTTTAGATGTGACCAGTGGCACAGCTCCGAAATACTGAATGCCACTGTATCATCTAAGGCTCTACGAGAACACAGGTAGGAGAATATGATTACCCGCTTATCACCAAGTTCTTTATTGTAGATTATTTCTCGTGGTATCTTTACATAGTTAGGCAAGTTATCACCTGCCTATGCTACAAACAATTCACAAGCGATCTTTAACAATATATCTCCATCACCAGCTTCTTTAACTAAATACATAATTCTACTTGGCTTATCATATTTATAATTAGGATGTTCCTGTAAAAACTTTTCAGTCCATAAATCATATTTTTTTAGCCAATCTTTGTGGTCATCTTCATATCGCTTATAAATCATTCTCCACTTATTTTTGTCATACTTATCACCAACTCCACAAATTTGACCAATTTCTTTTTGAAAGTTTTTAATTTCAACTTCAGATAAATGCTGTTTTGATTCATTAAACTATTTTTCCTTTCTTTCATATCTGTAATTTCCGCTTTTAGATGGATAAAATTCGTCCACTTTATATAATTCCAACATTTTACTTAAAGCCCATTCTATTTCCTGTTGATATCCCTCCTTATTCAATACATATATATTTGGTACATTTTTTGGTGGTTTTGATTTGTCTGGTTGTACACTACCTACTTCTCTTTTTATTAGGAGAGCAGGTGTGCTATCAAATGATTTAGTTAAATATTCTATACATTGATTAATAGTATCTTTTGACATAGATAATTCTTCAGCCATATGTTTAATACTTCTATAAAATGCTTCTGGATTATCTTTGGCATTTTCATATTCGGATCCATCATTTTGTCTAAGACGACAGCCTATGTATGAATTAATGTAAAGAAAAGCTACAAGTATATTTTCTCTATTCAAAGAGCTATCAGCCATCATAATTGTGTCAAACTGAGAAGATGTAAGTTTTGCAAATTTTTCTGTTGAATCAAAATTTTTTGGGATAATTTTTATCTCAATACCAGTATCATAAGATAATGAATCTAAATCTTGTTTTACTTCAATCATTTGATTATTTATCATATATTCCAAGACATCTAATATTTCTTTAAATGCTTTTGGCTTATTTCTGTGTGTTTTATATCCATAAAAATCCAATACTTTACGGATGGTAATCCAACTGTAATCCTCATATGAGCGATATTTGTCAATGAGAATATAAGTGATATAAAATTTTCTGCTTACTCCAAATTTTGTTTTAATATTTCCTTGAATATATTCATTAGGAAATCTTGTAAAATATTCTTTCTTTGTTTTGTTATTGATAATGTATTCTCCTTTCTGCGAGAGTTCAGTAAACGTGAAAAAATGCACATAATTTTTTTTAAAGTCTTATTTTCCATGTGCAAAAATACACATAAACTGAACAGAATTAAAATATAACCTTATTAATAAAGACAGACATATTCGTGATTGTTTGCCTAACGCAAAAATCACTCTCTTAAAAACTTTTTGATTGTTGATGGTTAATGCTATAAGTGTAGAACTGATATAAAATATATTTCTCTTTCTGAAATCACTGTTTATAGTGAAATCTATTAGTAGTAAAATAATTCTTAAAAATGTAAGGTGGTTATATATCATGGAATTATCTACTTCTGACTTGATTCAATTAATTGGTATTATGGTTGCAATTATTACTGGAATAACTTCAATTGCTATTTCTATAATTACTTTGCGACAAAATTCAAAAATGGTTAAAGAAAGCAATAAGGCTCAAATTGAAATATTTCCTTATAAAGTGTATGGTGATATATATCCTAAAATCCGTATTCAAAACTTTGGTCAAACAACAGGAATTATAATTAATGTAAAAACTATTCCTGAAATGCCAGTAGAGCAAATGGTTATTAATCCATTTGATTTTTATAAGGATTTATCGCTTGCTCCAAACCAATCTTTTACCACAACATTCTGTAAAAAGGATTCAAATGATCCAGATGTTCCTGTTGAAGTATTTGACGTAATACTTACATATAAAACCTTAGATAATATTGTAAAATCTACATTTCATATAAATTACAATTTCTTAAATGGTTACACAGAAACTAAATCATCATCCAAGACAACAGAAAGTGCACTTGATAAAATCAATCAAAGTATTCAAGGACTTCAGCAAAAATAGCTGTTAAATCCTTTTTAATTTCTGCTTTGTCAGCTTTAAAGGCATCTATATCTATGGTTACACTGATTCCATGAGATATTGTTTCACCTTTACCATTTTTGATGGTTGGTTTTTCAAATGAAAATTTCTGAGGTATGATATTCAATTTTGTCATAATATATTTATCTCCTTCATTCTTAATTTGGTATTGATATGTGTTCTTCTTATTACTTCTACATTCCGATGTGAAATAACTTATAAGTTTTCAAGTTATATTTGTTGGTAGTAGGGTAGTAGATATCTGATAAATCCTAAATAATGTAAAATATACCCCATTATCTAAATACTGTTTGAGGAAAATGATTTTTTATATTGGGATGGATATTTACTATTTCTCCATTTAATTGCTTTTTACATAAAAATAAGACAGATGAGAAATCGTCTGTCTTAGTAGAAAATAATATTTTGCATCGTAATCATCAGATTGTGAGTATGTAGGATTCTGAAAATCATATAATTTGATTTTTGCATTTGTATGGCTTCTTGATCTGAATTGGCAAATACACATATCCAATCCCATTTTTTTTCAGTTCTGTGGTCAATTTGTATCTGGTATTTGTTCATTAATATAACCTCCGTTTGTGTTTGTGTGAATCAATTGGTACAAGAATATATTCTCTTTCTGGTTGGAAATATTATTGAAAAATGAGGTGATGTGTATGAGATTAATTTATGAGTTCGGTGGGAGAGTAGTTTTGATGGAACAATAGAATGTAAAAGTATTGATTTTACAGGATATTTTAAGATTTTGATGAATGATTTTTAAGTGTGATTTTGTATATGATTTCTTTTCTTGAGTGCAATTTTAGAGTAAGTTCGGAATAATGCTTATTTTTCAAGGGTTTTGGAAGATTTTTGTATTGAATTTTGTGGTTTGGGGAGTAGATTTGAATTGTCAGAAAATTTATTTTGTATTGATTTATAAGAATTTTGAGAAATGACACCGAATAGTATTCCGAATTGTTTTTGTGAATTGTTTATGTTTCGGACACAATTTTTAGGGGTGATGTATGGTTGGAATAGATAGGTGGTTTCTGGAGGAAAATAATCTTTTTTAAAATGTAAACCTACCCCTTATACATATAATCCGTTAATAAAACCGCTTATTTCCTGTATTTTTCAGTTGCAGTTTTTGGTGATTCATAACTTTTTTGTTTGCTCTAATTTGACTATTTCTATAACTTAATACAAACGTATGTATTATATTAATCTGTATAAATTAATATGATTAAACATCAATACTGTATTATTCGAATAATACAATTTGTTCGGTACAAATATCAAGTTTGTTTACTATAACTAAACAATTAGTTTGTATATTCTATACAAATCATACCTGAAAAATAAAAATGAAATCACCAATACTATACTTTTTGTTTAATAAAACTAAACAACATTTATTCTCATATTTCTATCAATCAATGCTCACACATATTCGTTGAAACTCTTATATCCTTTTCCGGTGAACCATTTTTCTATTGATTCTCTTTTATATATCCATCTCTTTCCAACTTTTCCACAATAGCGGTAGTAGTCCATCTATTCCGGTTCATTACACTATCAACCATAGCTTTTTCAACAACCTCATAAATTGACTTCTGATATTTTACAGTGTATGCAACCATGTTTTCTTTATCGTATTTATCATTAGCTTTTCTTTTCGCTTCATTGTAAGCCATCTATAAAAATACCTCCACAAGCCCATATTTTCGATTTTAAGGCACGTTATACGTGTTTATATATAAATGTATCATACAACAATTTTTCTGTCAATCTGGGCAAAATACAACACTATTTTACCATGATTCATATTGTGCAATATGTATAAAAAACAACATTAAAATTTATGCAAAAATAAAGTTAAAATACACGTATTCCGTGAAAAAATAGGTGCTTGCATTAGATTACATTTTGAAGATGGTAAAACAGCTACGTTTTCTAAAAAGTCAAAATTAGATTATGAAGTATTATAAATCCCCTGATGAGCAACGGTGAGAGCCGACGAAACTACCCAAACAAGGGTAGTCGGGATAGTAACACGATCCTACACAAAGCACCACAAGCACATTGATAATTTAATAGACTTTGCATCTAAGTTGTGATATACTATCTATATAACAGTATCAGCAATATATACAATCACAACGAAAAGGCGGTGATAATATGTCATTATCCAACGATGATTTAAAAGCGATTGAATCAATGTTAGAACCGATAAAGCGAGACATAAGAAGTATACAGTTGACGCTTGAAAACGAGACTAACCGCAATATTAAGATTATTGCCGAAGGACACCTTGATTTAAGTCGTAAACTCAATGACGCTTTAAAGGTTGACAATGAAAAAGAAATGCTTTTAATCCGTGTCAATACACTTGAAAATGAATTGCGCAGAATAAAAGAACGTATTGAACACATAGCATAAGCAGCTACATAATAAAATATCACAATCCACGGTGTAAAGTCTATTGAATTATTAAGGCTTTACACCTTTTTAACTTATGTATCAATAAAATTAAAATTCTCTATAAGCAATGCAATTTGATGAACCAGTGCATTTTGATATTTTCTTATTATATGTACAAGTTTTATTTGACTTGTCATAAAAAATACATCGTCTTTTATCTGGTCTATCTGTTTTTCTTTGATATGGTATATTTTCAATATGCCATCCTTGAACACCTTCCAATAATGCGCTTGCTTTATCAATATCTTTATGTTTTGCCATATGATCACAACCTTTCTTTTGTTACGTTTGATAATATTACAATGGTTTTATAGCATAGTCGATTTTGTAGCCAATTACTGACAAAATACGGTTAGCGTCATCAATATTAAAGTTTTTCTTCCTGAATAATTGATATAACGCTTGTCGTGATATATCCAATTTATCAGCAATAAAATTATATTTAATTCCTTTATTATTTATAAAATCATCAACAAGTATTGCTAATTCGTTCATGAATAATACACCTTCTTTCTTTGAAGAAATAGCATATCAGAAAAAGTATCTACTTGCAAAACTGCAATCCCTTGGAGTACCAACTGAAGAAATAGTTAAACATTAATAATTAAATTCAATCAAAAATAAAGAGTGTAAATCCTATTGAGTTTTCAAAAAGGGTTACACTCTTTATTAGTACCTTGAAAAGTCAATACTTTATTCCGGTTTATGATCTGCTTGATTGTCTGGGATATGCTCCATTATATCTCCAGGCTGACAATGTAATTCATTACATATTTTGTCTATAACTTCCATACTGACATATTCATGTTTGGACAGTTTGGCAATAGTGGCAGACGATATATTTATACGTTGTCGAAATTCTTCCTTGCCTATTTCACGGCGGTTAAGTAAATCTAATAATCTATAATATTTAATCATTATATCACGTCCTTTATTGTTTGGTAATTGATTATAGCATATCATAAAAGAAAAGTAAATAAATCTTTAAAAATATGAATAAAAAAGTATTGACAAGCAAAGATGAATTTGATACAATATCTTTAGAAAGTTAAAGATAAAACAAATAAAAATAAAGAAAGGAGACAACCACAAAATGAAAAAATCAAAAAAGCAGTCACGCAAGAAAACAATCATTTATTTTCTGGACAGGGCAAAATACTACAACAACGCTGGTAAATACGATAAAGCCGTTGAAAAAATCAAAATTGCATATTCGCTCTGGGAAGGTTACAAGAATTGGGAATCTAAGAAAGCTCAAAAGATGTTAGACAAGATCATAGATGCAAGAGAGATAGTAATACATAATTACTTGACAGTAGAAGAAAGAAAAATTCGTGCAATAATAGGAGATTAAAGCATTCAGGCAAGCGGTAAAGCCGTGGGATTCAATTCTAACTTGCCATTTGGTAGAAATACCGAAAAAGAAAAGTCCAGTGTTACCAGCACCAGACTTTTCAGGGAAAACAAGTAAATGTTTCCTCACTTCTAAACAATTTGAGGTTATCACATTTTCTTGTATCTGTCAATCGGCAGATCAATTTCCCAAAAATAGAAGTAAGGATTGTACCTTGACAACTGAAGAAATGGGTATAATAGAGTGTAGCAAAATGTATCTGATTTTGGTATACTATATGTATCAAAGATGAAAGGCGGTTACAATATGAGTAATAAAGAACGTGTATTACAGTTGATTGATGATATACCAGATCAAAAACTGATTTATGTTGTTGATATGCTGAATAGCATTAAAAATCTGCTTGTTGAAGAAGTTGATCCAGACGAATGGGACTTGCAAATGATTAATCAGGCACAAGAAGAGAATGACGGTACAACAATTTCGTTTGAAAAATTGGCTGATGAATTAGGGGTTACATTATGAGCAAATATACAATAACCTTTGAAAAGGCAGCCGAAAAGT